CGTCGTTGTTCATTAATATATTGTAACAGTTCTGGAACTTGTTTCAAAGTCAAACTGGACAAAACCTGATTGATATTGAGATATATCCATTTTTGTTGTACCACATATTCAAAATTTTTACGCCATTGATCAAGATTCAGCCCATAACGCACATATTCTTGTTCTTGGCCAAAACTGTCAATGCTACATGTAAGATCAAATCTTTTGAGTTTGCGTTGGGCCAACAGAGCTTTGATTCTAGCAAGCACCTGCTCCAGTTTGGCCGAACTACACATGAGATTGGTGACCACGTTGAATTCTAGATTGGGACACGGATTGGCATCAAAAAAATCCAAACAGCGATCAAACTGTTCTTGATAAAAAGGCTCACCGCCTAACACATGAAATCTGGTCAGTTGATGTGCGTTGTTGTGCATCCATGCCCATAACTGTTGAGTCAGTTGTTCAAAGTTGCTGGTCCTATCGGCATCATTTTTTATCGTTACCCCGTGACGCTCAAACACTCCATGCAAACGATTTTCATAGTCTATCCTGCTGCTGGCAGTGTTGGTGCAGTAGAGACAACTCATGTTGCAAAGATTATCAAAATACACTTCCAGAATTCTAGGAGTCACAACTACGGCCTGTGGAGAATGTTCTAGCTCGGGCGGGGTCAACTCTGGAATTTCTAGATGCAACATGCGATCACTGTGGCCGTCGGCCAGTTCTATGTCGCGGCAGTATTCGCAACCACCTTTGGGCCACTGTCCTTGCAACATGAGTTGACGATCGGACAGTTTTTTTGGAGTGTTGTGAAAATTTTCAAATGAGTCTATGGTCAACTGATCTGCATTGACTCTATGACAACTGTTGGTTTCACCGTTGAATAATCTTACTGTGCTCCAGGTCCACTTGAGTTGACATGCGGTGAGTGTTTTTATAGGAAAATAGCGTTGCGACATTAATAGTCATCGTCCTCTTCCCAGCTGTCCTCTTCTTCTTCGTCCTCATCTTCTTCTTCGTGATCTTTGAGATAGTGAGCTAGAGCACGCTTTACTTCTGAATCGTTTTTGAATGCGGATTTGATCTCATCGGCATCTACATCGTTGTCAATCAGCACTGATACCAAGGTTTCGGCTGCTTCATCACGATCCACTGTGTTGACATAACGACGTATTTCGTCCCAGATTTCTTTTGCTAATTCTACTGACATTCTTATTCCTCCGTGGCTGTTTCTTCAGTACTTACCGTTTCCTTCTGATTTGCGAAATCAGCCATGACCTTGTCCAAACAACCTTCTTCGTTGCTTTCCCAGGCCTTGCGGAACTGCTTGATAATCTCACCATCGCTGGTAACAAACATCAAGCGATTTCCATCCTTTTTTAACAGACCTTTCTTTTCAGCCAAGTCTACAAGACCGCTGTAGGGATTCATACCTGTTTCATATGGAATTTTGACCTGCACTCCCTCGAAAGGCTTGGCATAGCGTGTTTTCATCACTTTGCAACCGGCACGGATACCCATGACTTCGGAGATCTTGTTGCCATCTTCGTCTTCTTTGAGTTTCATCTTCTTCATGGCAACAACAATACTTGACGCATAGATAAAGCCTTGTCCGCCTGAGATCTTGTCGTCAGGATCAAACATGTCTTGGCTGGCATAGGTATGATTGGTACATACCAGGCCCACATTGTAGCTACCAAACATGTTGACACAGTTACGCACCAATGCTGTCAGTGCCTTGGGTTTGCGACCTAGGTCGCCTTTCATTTCTCCTGCGTCAAATTGATTTACGTCTGTGGGCGTTAATAACATGCCCAAGCTGTCAATGATAAACATGACCTTGGGACGCTCACCATCTGGTAGTGCTTTGTAGTCAGCCATGAATGTGCTGATGGTCTTGGCCACATCGTCAATCATGGCCATGCTTAGTTTAAGCAGTTTGCTTTCACTGGTGTCTACACCGAGTGCCTTGAGCCAATCCTCATCTAGTGCGTTTTCTGTGTCAATCAACACAACAAAGATACCTTGTTGTTGTGCGTTCCTGGCAATGTTACCACTACAGATATAACTCTTGCCTGCACCTGACTCGCCAGCAAACACAGTTACCTTGCCCAGCGGAATGCCTTTGTTGAAATCTCCGGAAATCAAGTAGTTCAAGGCATAGTTGCCTGTGCTGATCCAATCAGTGGGATCATTGAATCCAATACTCAATCCGTCGATGCTCTTGGTGATTTCCTTGCGGAACTTTGATACGTCAAATGGTTTGGCCATGTTTGTCTTCCTCTAAAAATTTGTATAACTGTGTAAAAATCTCACGACTGTTCAATCCTCTTCGTTGATCCAGTTCATTTATCTGGTGCAATGACCCTGCTAGATTTTTGTCAACAGGTTGTTGTATGTAATGCAACATATTTCGATAACTGTCTTCCAATAGATATCCGGGTCGCTGATCAATTCTGGTCTGTAACTCTGTCTGTAGTAATTGTAACACAGGATCCGGCAAATGTCTAATGTTTAGGTATTCTGGACCCAAAAGAGCACCAGCCACAAAACTGTTGGCATGGAATCCCTGTGCCTGCAACCAATCGATGCAATCAAAAATGCTAAAAGGATTCAACAAAAACCAAATCATGTTGAAGGTTATCTTGTGACCAAGAGCATGAATGCGTTGCAGATTGGCAACAAAATCCTTCCATTGGCCGCCGTATCGAATGTATTCAAACTCCGGGCCCATGCTTTCCACGCTCACAGTCCAATGCACATTGGAAAATTCACAAATGCGTTCAAATACCTGTGTGTCAGTCCTGCTGAGATTGGTATTGACTCTAATGGCAGTGTTGGGATCCAAACGGTCCAGCAGTTCTAAATTTTCTCGCATGAGCAAGGGTTCACCGCCGGCCAGATACACATGACGAAGCTGATGTGCATTACTCAGGATATAGTCTTTGAATTGTTGTTGTTGATCTGGCGTAGGAGTTGGTAGGCTAACCCCTAGCTCGGCACTCCAGCGACTGCTGAATTCTGGTCCACAATACACACAGGCAAAATTACACAAATTGGTCCAGCGCACATCAATGGTTTGCAGGTCAAAATTTCCAGACTGATATGTTTGTGTTGGAACATGTTTGAGTTCGCGTATGTAAAAGATTCTATCGCTGACAATGTTGTGATGTTGCTTGCCTCGTTCTAAATGATAGCAAGGTTGGCAACCAGCCACAGGTTGTGCTTGGTCAATTTTGTGCTGTCTGGCACAGTTGTTTTCTCCCAGCAAAATATTTTCAATAGGAGTTTGAGCAATATTGCCAATGGGTTCTGCGCTGCGAATGCAATTTTTTACTGTGCCATCAAAATTGTACATGAGCCCGGTCCAGGGCATGGGACAAAAATAAGGATTGGTAAGCATGTCTTTGGCAGTTATTGACATAGTGGTCCCAGACTGATATCTTGCACCGACAACTGTTTTGATTCTGTCAATTCCAGTATGTCAATCAATGTGTTGGCCCAGTTGTCTACGTTGGCCGAAGGAGGCACAGTTTTGTCTGGTGCAGTGGCTATGTCTCCAGGACGCACTATGGTAAATCCTATTTGTAAATCGCGCTGTCGAAGTTGATTCACTGCCTGTTCCAAAGCAACTTTTTGTATGCGATAGTGATCCATGTCCAAACCAGGCAAGCAACTCATTGGATCTTGTGTCATCATAGTACTGATCACCACAATATGTTTGCGTGTGTCGGTCCATCTGCGAGCCATTTCAAACAGCAAATCAGTTTGTGCATAACCACTTTGAGCATTGTTCACAAACACATCGCAGGGCTCTATCATGTCACAGGTTTTGTCAACATTGTGTATGTTGTAGCCATTGCGTCGACTGAGCCCAACGATCTCGTGACCACGTTTTTGCCACGACACGGCCAGTGCCTGACCAATACCAGCGGAGTGTCCTGTGATGGCTATCTTCATGTGATTTTTCTCAACTGTTTTTGAAAGCGTATGTATGACTCACTGATTTCAGTGTCAACATTATCCACGGCCAATGGTGCAGGATCTTTGAGATAAGCATATTCATGATCAATGCCGCGTTCTTTGGCAAAGGCCTGGATGTTGGGCAAATCATGCACATTTAACGCACTCACAGTGGTCCAGAGATTTAATTTGACTGGCATGTCTTGATAGCGCATGAGATTGGCATAGAACGTGGACCAGGTCAGTGGCCATCTGACCAATTCATGCACACTGCCAATGCCATCGCAACTGACCGTGACTGTCACTGACACACCTTGTTTGGCTATGTCAGCCAATTCTTCAATTACTGTGCTACAGTTGGTGTTGACTCTGAGAGTTTGTAAATTAGGAGGCAAGTTCTGCAACAAGTGTCGATAATTTTTGCTATAGCTGGGTTCACCGCCGTTGATGTCCAAATGCACTATGCGTTCTTGCGGCAAGGCCCAATAGGCCTGACTGTTGTCAATGACCGGAAACTGTCTGCCATACAAACTACCTATGCGAGTGCTGAGTCTTTCATCACACATCAAACAAGCTGCATTACACACATTGTCCAGCACACCGCCCACCTGCAGATAATCGTTTTGTTGAGTTGTGGTATGCAATTCTATGGCGTGTGTTCTGACACTGGCGGCGAATTCCTGTTCGGTTTCTCGACATCTCACACATTCGTCTGGCCAACGATCATTGAGCATTTTTTCTTTTGTTTTTATCAACCATTGACTGCTTTCCATGTCTTGTAAACTGTCAAATTGTGGAGCATTGACCATGTGACCACAACGACTCACTGTGCCGTTGGGATTGAATCTTACAAAATGGTCTAGTCTAGGACACTGCATATGGATTGACTTCTCTGGATAACATCTGTATATAAATCTGGATACTGCTGTTTGATGCATTCAACTATGTGTGAAAATTTAACAGTTTTATCTAAAAGGTCTTGAGTCAACACTTTATCTAACTGCAGATAGTAGGCTATCCGTTGATTCTGTTTGAATCTGTTGACCAAAGTATAGTCTCGATCCATGATGTGTCTGGTTTCAGTGGTTACTTCACTGAGAGCGTTCAACGGGCGTATAGTGATGTCTGGATCACAGTATCTACGTAGGTTTACCAACCAATGGAACTGCAAAGAAAAATGTCTGTTCAAAAAAATAAATTCGTCAATCATCAACAACACTGTGTTATGATTGTATTCTGCATCAAGATCCAACAAATACTTTTGCACGCCACCTACATATCGTTCAAATGGTTCACGTACAAAAATTTCCACATGTTTGAGATTCTTGATTTCTTCCATAGACAATGATCTAAAACCAGATTCTCTCAGACTGCTGGATCCATTTAAAAAAATGTTGTACACATATCTACCCGGAGATACCTCCAGCACTTCACATTCGTCAGGAAACAAGATGGGATCGATGTATGACAACATATAGAGAAACAGGGGAGTTGCCTCCCCTGTGTCAGTTGATTTTACTGCTTTTGACGACTGCGAATCATGGCCAAGATATCATTGGCACTTTGACCTGCAGGTTTGGCTTGCACTGGTGCACTGGCCGCAGCAGGTGCATCATCCTCGTCATCAAAACTGCTGACTGGTGCTGGAGCAGGTTTGGCCGCTGGTGCAGGTGCTGGTGCATCTTCATCCACGTGTGCCACTCCTGAACCGGCAGGTGCTGTTACACCGGCTGGGCGGAAGTACTGACCCCAACGCTCGGTGTCATAGCTCTGACCGTCTACCGAAGCTTCAAACATCTCTTTGATGACCTTGACTTCGGCTTCGCTGGGCTTCTTGGGCAAGAATGTTGAAAGATCAAATAGGCCGTGTTTTTCTACCGCGGCTTGTTCTTCTTCTGTGAGTGCGCTTTCTTTGCGAGCCCATTTGCTGGTGTTGTAGTCAGCAAATCCACCCTTGGCTGTTTTGGTGATACGGAAATCCAAACCACGCAACATATCGGTTGGTAATTCCTCTAACTCAGGATCCATCAAGGCTGACTTGATGATTGAGAAGATCT